GCTATTCGTGGCAACTACGTCGCTACGTTCTTTCTGAATGGTCGTTATGGTGATCCTGGAACGGCTAGCAACGGCGGCAACATTTGGTCATATACATTCCCATCAGCGGGTGTGTATGGCGTATGGTTGCAGCGCGCTGGTTTCTCGCTTGTCAACTTTGCTTCGTCATCGGTCGTTAGTGGCCTTGGCGAAACAACGTCAACTGCAAGCCAGGTTAAGGTTCCTTCATCTGCAACGACATCGTCAAAGGCTCTACAGGGTCTTTACTTTGGCGCGACGACAGGCACGTTTACCGCTAACACGACTTCTGGGTCAGCTACGCTTACAAGCGTATCGTCAAACCAAGGTCTTGAGATCGGTATGGGCATCAGTGGAACGGGTATTCCAGCAGGTGCGTTTATTGCTGCAATTAACGGTTCAACCATTACGATAGGTAACGTCGTATCTGGTGGCTCTGCTCTGGCTACTGCAACAAACACTGGCACAACGATTACCTGGACGACTTGTTCGTTTACGGCAAATACAACGAACGGTTCGCCAACATTGACGAACATTTCAAACGTATCTGGCGTATATCCAAACCAAGCAATCAGCGGCACTGGCGTTTCTGGCACCATCGTTTCAATCAACGGTGTTCCAGGCGCTTATACGATCACGCTTTCTGCAAATGCGTCTGCTACCGGCACAAGCGTGTCGATGACAACGTCAGGTTACACCATTGGTGCAATTTGGTGGCCGATTATTGATAAAACTAACTAATAGTTAGGTAATAAACTCAAAGAGGGGGGCATTTTGCTCCCCTTTTTTATGGGCTTTTCAACGGCCAGAGGATGACATGGACGATTATTTAGGCGGTGTTGGCGATCCATTCGCCACAGTTCAAGGTGGTTTTGGCGGCATCAATTACGCTCAAATGAATAAAGGCGTCCAGCCAATATTCTTTGTTGAGCCAGTAGAAGATCAAGCGGCTTCAGAACGCGATGGCGTTCCGCGTTACCGCGAAGAAGAGCGCGTTAGATTAATTGTTGCAGGCGATATGTTTAACCAGCCTGTGCATCCAGTTGATAGCAACATCAAAGAGCGTTTCCCTTTGGCTTATGAAGCCTGGAAAGCCAAAAGACAAGAAAAGCACATTGATGGAACGCCGTTAAAACAATGGCCGTTGCTGTCGCCTGTGCAGATTGCAGAATTTGAAGCCTCTGGCATTTTTTCGGTCGAAAGCCTGCGAGACATAGCCGACACGAATGTTAATCGTATCGCTGATGGTCGCATATGGCGCGAGAAAGCCAAGGCATGGCTAGAGCAAGCTAAAGACGGCGCGGCGGCTACAAGGCTAGCTGCTGAAAATGAGCGCCTTCGTGAGCAATTAGAACGCTTGGAAAAGCGTATTGATGAAATGGACAAAGAGGCTGTTAAACGCGGCCCTGGGCGTCCTGCAAAGGCTGATTAATGTCATTATTAACTATTTGCCAGAACGCGGCAATACGCATTAATTTTGGGGCTGTCCCAAATAGCGCGTATTCATCTACCGATACAAGCGTCTTGCAATTAGTTGCGTTTTCTCAAGATACAGGTCGAGAATTATTAGAGCGGTATGATTGGAACAATCTTAAAAACCAAGCTCTAATAACCGGCGATGGCGCGACGACGCTATTTAATTTGCCTTCAGATTGGATGCGTCTTTGTCCATCAGATAAGTCACCAATGGGCGCGTTGATTAGTTTGGCGCGTCCGACTATTCCATTGATTGGCCCCGTCAATGACGAATGGCTTAATCAAATGAAGGCGCTTCCAGCCTATCCAGCCTATCCAGTTTGGCGCATCGTCAATAATGAAATGGAAATATGGCCTGCTCTGGCAAGCGGTGAGGTTGTCCAATTCTGGTATTTTACTAAAAACTGGATACAATCTGGCTCAACCAGCGCTTATATTCAATCTTGGTCAGGCGATAGCGATACGTCGCTCATTGACGAAGATATTATAATGAAAGGCACCATATGGCGCTGGAAACGCGCTAAGGGCTTGGATTACGCCGAAGAATTTCGCGCTTATGAATTGTCTGTTGATCGTAACGCCGGTCAGCAAAATAATGAGCGTGTTGTTTCGACCAGCGATTATACTGTCAACTCAGATAATTTCTGGCCTGGTCAGATAAGCTATACGCCGCCATGAGATTAGCGCCTTTACGAGATAAAGGGCCATCCAAATCTCGCATATCACAACCGGCGCAAATACCGGCTCCGACTAAGGGCTGGTATGTTGGCTATAACATGGCTGAAGCGCCGCCAGGAACGGCGTATTTATTACAAAATGCTTTTCCTCAATTAGACTATGTCCGTATTCGCCGTGGCTCACAGGCTTATGCGACGGGTATGCCGTCAGCCACAGTAAACACGTTAATGCCGTGGCAAAACGCGACTAATTCTAAAATGTTTGCCGTATGCAATGGCAATATTTACGATGTCACCAATACGGGCGCAGTTGGCGCGGCAATGGTGACGGGGTTAAGCAATTCTGCTTATTTTAATTATGTGCAGTTTCAAGGATTATCAGCTAGCTATTTAGTAGCTGTTAATGGCATAAACCCTGTTTATCAATTTAACGGCACAAGCTGGTCTACGCCAACAATTACCGCTGCTTCTGGTTCTTTTTCGTCTTTTTCTAATGTTAATATATTTAAAAATCGCCTTTATTTTGTAGAAACAAACACATTAAACATATGGTATTTGCCAGTTAATTCTATTGCCGGTGCTGCGACAGTATTCCCGATGCAGGGCATATTTCGCAATGGTGGTTATATTGTAGCTACATCGTCTTGGGCGATTGATAGCACAAGCGGTATTTATGAGAGTTTTGTCGCAATTTCGTCTGAGGGCGAAGTTGTTATGTATGACGGTGCCGATCCAAGCGTTTGGACATTAAAAGGCACTTATAAGATTTCAAAGCCTCTTGGCCCTAGATGTTTTTCTAAGGCTGGCGGCGATTTATTGATTATGACTGAAGACGGCATTGTTCCCATGTCTGAGGTGCAGACATTGGATCAAATATCGCTGCAAAACGAGGCGATAACACAGCCTATAATGCCGGCCTGGAGGTCTGCCGTTATCGCAAGAACCGGCTTGGTTGGATGGCAAATCCAGCTATGGCCGCTGGAAAGCATGGGTATTATTAATTTACCTAAACTTTCTGCCGGCGATAAAACGCAATTTATTGTGAACGCTCGAACTGGCGCATGGGCGCAATATGTCGGGTGGGATGCAAATTGTTTTGCTGTGTATCAAAATGGTTTGTATTATGGCACATCTGATGGCCGTGTCATGCAGGGTGAAGTTGGTGCTGCCGATGATGGTGCTAACTATACAGCAACAATATTCCCGTCATTTACCGGATTTAACGACACGGTAACGCATAAACAAGTTAGAATGGTGCATCCTTATGTATCGTCTAATTTTGGTCAGCAATTGCAAGTAACTGTAAATGTTGATTATGATATTACAATTCCTCAAGCTCCAACTTCTATTATTCAAGGTAATTTTGGCGCGACTTGGGATAGTTCTGTTTGGGGCACAGCTATTTGGCCTAATAGTCTTGTGACGCAAAATTATTGGCAAACGGCAACTGGCTTTGGAAGCGTATTTAGCCCAGTTATCCAAGTCACATTATCATCTACTAACGTCACGCCAGATATACGGCTTATGAGAACGGATATATTATTTGAAGAAGGCGAGATAATTGCTTAATGCCTATCGCTCGGATGCGAAGTCGAAGGCTTACTTAGATAAAGCGCTAAATATAAATTTATCTCTGCCTTTTTGTGGTTACGTTATAGCAAACAAGCAAAATGATACAGTTGGTGCTTTTGTCTATAACGGGTTTACCGGCGATAATGTCGAGCTAACGATTGCCTGTGAAGAACGGGTAACAATTTCTATCGCTCGATTTATAGCATTAATCGCTTTTTTTGATCTCGGCTGCAACCGAATGTCGGCTCGGACAAGGGTATCAAATCAGCGCGCTATAAAAGCGATGCTTAATGTTGGTTTTAAGTTTGAAGGCGTTGCCAAAGAATATTTTGGCGGCGAGGATGCAATTTTGTTTGGCATGTTAGCCAAAGAGCAAAAACTGGTGAAACGGAAATGAATAGCCCGCAAGCTCCAAATCCTATGACTGCGATGTTGATGGCGAACGCCATGTCAAATCAACAAGCGCAGGCTAACCAGCAAGCAGCAGACGCCACGCGTAACGGAAATATGATTGATCAGTCAACCCCTTACGGGTCGTTGACTTATACGGCTGATCCTAATGCGCCTGGCGGGTATTCTGCAAATCAATCATTATCAGCACCATTACAAAATATTCTTAATTCCAATGAAAATTTAGCTCAAGGCGCAAGTAACGCAGCTAATTCAATTCTAAATAATAACGCCGCTAACATGACGGCGCAATCGCCGCAATATAATGCTCAAGATTTGAACCTTCAAAATGTTAATCCTAATTTACAATTAAACAATGTAAGCGGTGATTTAAGCCTACAAAATCTAAACCCTAATTTGCAGCTTCAAAACAATAACAGCCAGCTTGATCTAAGCTATAATGCAAATGCTCAAAGTCTGGCAGATTTAAACAAATCCACACTTGATCCCTATTGGAACCAGCAACAAAACAATTTCGACCAGGAAATGGCAAATAGGGGCGTTGTTCCTGGTTCTGTTCAATATGACAATGCTTATCGCGATTTTAATACCGCTAAGAGCAATGCTTATAATCAAGCTGATTTAAACGCTTATAATACGGTAGCAGGAAACGCCGCCACACAATTTAATGCCAATAACAATGTATTGAACCAGAATAATCAAAATGCACTAAGCCAATTTGGCGCAAATAACTCTGCAATTGCGCAAAACAACCAAAACGCACAAAATATTTATGGTGCGCAATATAATGCTGCTAATCAAAATAATGCCAATGCACTTAATCAATTTAACGCTAATAATTCGGCTGTAAACCAAAACAATACAAATGCCCTTAATAGTCAAAACGCCAATATTCAGAATTTTGGCGCTAGCTTACAGGCTTATAATAACCCATTTAATAACTTAGCGTCATTAAATGGTCAGACCTCAGTAAATGCGCCTATTCAATCTATTGGCTTATCGCAAACGCCTACGGCTAGCGTTCAATCGCCTGACGTTATGGGTGCCTATCAATCTGCATATGGCAATCAGCAAAACGCTTACAACAATCAGATAGCCAATAATAGCGCAATGATGGGTGGATTATTTGGTCTTGGTGGAGCGGTGGCTGGCGGTCTAGCTGGCGGGCCTATGGGTGCTGCAATGGGTTCTGGCCTTGCCAATGCTGGATGGGGGCTTGCTAATTCTAACGGTTATGCAGGGCCATTTGCTTCCTCATATTCTAATCCAAGGGCATACTAAATGGCTCTTACGCAAACGCTTCAAGACGACCCGTCAGCCGAAAACTATCTTTCCGAAGAAGGCATTAAGCGCAAACGCGCATTGGCTGAAAGCCTAATGCAGCAAGCGTCAGATACGTCGCCTATTCGCTCCCCTTGGCAGGGTGTTGCTCGATTAGCGCAAGGACTGATGGGCGGTTTCCATGAAGGCATGGCTAATGCCGCTGAGAAAGAAAATAACGATTATAATTCCACATTGATGAACAAGGTATTTGGAATGCCTCGCCTAGCGCCGGAAACCGGCAGCGGGCCTTCTGGCGATGTTTCATCTGGCACAGCAAGCAATTCTGACGTTTCGCCTAATATACAATCTGCTATTTTTACTGCGGCAGATAAATACGGTGTCCCGCGTCAAATTGCGCTTGCAATGGCAAAGCAAGAAAGCTCAAACAATCCCAATGCGCCACACGGTGGTTTGTTTCAAATAACAAAAGGAACTGCCTCACAGCCTGGTTATGGCGTCCAGCCAGTAGATTATAATTCTTTAAGCGACCCGTCAGTTAATTCTGATTTCGCTATGCGGTATCTGACAGCTAGAAATAAAGGGATTAATTGGAATGACCCTAATTCTGTCGATAAAGCTCTTGCTTCTTATAATGGCGGCGGCGATCCTAATTACGTTCAACATGTCCGTAGACACATACCTCAAGAAAACGCCGCGCCTGTCCAAGTCGCCAGCAATAGCCCGTCGCAAGCATTTTTATTAAGTCGTGAGGCGCGTAAGCAGGACGCACAAACAAAAGAACCTCAACCACAAATGGCGCAAGCGCAACCTAGTCGCGCGCAGCAAATCCTCGCCGCAATGTCTGATCCGCGTATTACGCCTCAAAATAGGCAGATATTGACGCAGCTATATACTGACGCGGTTAAGAATGAAGAACGCTATGCCGCGCCTTACATGGACGATTACGGCAATCTGATTCAAAAAGACCCTAGCGGTAAAGTTAATGTCCTTCACGCTTCGCCGGCAGAACGCGATAGCAGAACAAACGAACAAAAGAATTATGAATATTTAAATGCTCATCCAGAAGCTAAAGAATATTTTGAGCAAACCAAACAATTTAAGCCAGGGCGCCATGTCGTCGGCGGTGCGTTAATAGACGATAACGGCAATGAAATTTATAAGGCCAAGGGTGTAGGGCCTAGCCTTACGCCGGACGCTATTAAATTTGGTGGCGAGCAATTAGCAAGAGGCGATAAGTCTGTTTTAGCTAATTTAGGCCGTGGCGCACAAGGCGCTGAAAACGTAACGGCATTACGAAACGAAGCTGTTAATTACGCTTTGGCTCATAATATAGACCCGCGTAAGGCTATGGATGCTGCGGCTGAGTATATGGGCCAGCAAGCAGGCGAAAGAACCCTTGGAACGCAAGAAGCCAATGCGATGACTGCGGGAACCGAAGCCTCTAACGCATTGTTAATTGGTCGAGGCGCAAACGCTGCTTTGCCAAGAGGAAACTTTGTTCCTGTCAATCAAGCAGTTCAAGCATGGCAAAGTGGAAATAGCGATCCTCGTTTAGCTAAATTTGGTCAAGCTATGGCGACAATTGCCAATACTTATGCAAGAGCGGTTAATCCAAAAGGCTTGCCGCATGAGGCTGTTGTTTCTGACACGCTTAAGCGCCTTTCTTCAGCGCAGGGGCCGGAGGCGCTAAACGCTATTTT